TCCACAATTAGGAAAATATGGAACAATTGAAACAAAAACTCATGATACAATCGAATGTTCAAATTGTCATTGTGGTTGGATAGTTTCAAAATTTACATATAAAAGTTATCGTTATTGTCCCAATTGTGGCGCGAAAATGGAAGAAGAGATAGAAGAATATTTTAAAAGGTGATTATATGAGTGAAGAAAATAAAGTAATAAATGTAGATTTTGAGGAGACTGCGGCCGCAGACGAGGTAGAAGTACTGCGCCGTAACCAATTCCAAAATAAATTCATCACAGATAGAAAAGATACTTTTGTTTCTATTTGTAACAAAGTTCTTGACTACTGCTATGATGCAAAAGATAGAAACGAAATAAAATCGGAGCTTTCTTCAGAGGCTCTCGATAATATCGATTCTATTTTAGAAGATCTTGAATCCATTCGCAAGAAAATTCAAATCGAGGCTCTTCTCGCAGACGAAGAAATTACTCGCATTATTCTTTGTTGTCAACTTCTCGCAAGAGAATTTATGACTAATGCAGAAAACTATATCCAAGGTGCAAATTCTTTGAACGGATATATCGAATTCTTGTTAGAAAAAAATTTGACTTCTGAAGAATAATGTGATATAATTTAATTACAATAAAAAAAAATAGCAGATGATAAGTCGGCTATGAAAAATAATAATATTATCAAAAGGAGGATGTAAGTAATGGCAGACATTAAGAAGACACTTACAGAGAAACAAGCACTTATTCACAAATTTTTGAAGGACACAGACGGCGAAAAGTTCACCGCTTATCAGATTGCTGATGCCACAGAAATTGAAAGAAAATCTATCAATGTTCTTGTTAACGGCATGGTTACAAAAGGTTATTGTGTTCGTGAAGAAGGCACAACAGTAGACGAAGAAGGCAAGGAAACTGCTGTTAAATTTGTAGTTCTTACTGACGAAGGTCGTAACTATGATGAAGCTGCAGCTGTTGCTCATGATGAGGCACTTGCTGCTGCAAGAAAAGAAGCTGAAAAGGCTAAGAGAGCCGCTAAGAAGGCTGCAAAGGAAGCTGCTGCTGAATAATTTCAACAGATAGTTTAAATGAGGGGATTCGTCCCCTCATTCTTTTACCTAAAATGAAGATTAAGGAGTGAAATTAAAAATGGGTATTAAAAATTGGACAGATGGCGCACTGAATGAAGTTACAATGGATGGAATTTTAAACGAAGTTAATCTTCAGTCTAACACAGATAAAAGTGGCCGCCCCGTAATTTATGGAGATTATGTTATTAAGACAACAAACCATATTGGTGATAAAGAATTTGTTGCCGAAGTTCCGATTAGAGTTTATCAATCACAGTTAACTTCAACTGGTAAGCCTAATCCCGCATATGACACTGCATCAAAAATTATGAAGGAATTTACATCTGTTGCGGCAGGCGGAGAAGAAAATGCAGATTATATTCGCATTAGTTCTTCAGGTAAACTTTCAGAAAATACTTTTATTTCAAAGACAACAGGTCAACTTGTTAGCACACCTGTTATTAGAGCAAGTTTTGCCAATAAAATTAAGAAGTCTGATGCTCAAGACGGCGCAAGATTTAAGACAATTATTGTTATAGGTAAAATTACACCTGAACTTTCAAGAGATGGTGTTGAAACTGGTCGTCTTATTATAAAAGGTATTCTTCCTGTTTGGGGCGGTAAGGTTGAACTTATTGACTATATTGTCGAGAATCCTAATGTCGCAAAGCACATTGAAGGTAATTGGCAGGAAGGCGATACAGTTATGATTGGTGGTTATATTAACTTTGTTTCAAAGACAATTGAAACAGAAGAACCTAGTGGTTTTGGTGAACCTATCGTAACTCGTAGAACTATCTCTGTTAAGGAACTCATCATTACTGGTGGTCATGATGCTCCTCTTACAGAAGAAGAAGGCGCCTATGATAATGAAGCAATTGGAGTTGCTTTAAATGAGAGAAAGGCTAGAATGGATGAAAAGGTGAAGGCTGCGGCTCAGGCTGCGACTACATCTAAGCCAGCTTCTAATGGATTTGGATTTTAATAGGAGGTCGATTAAATGATTGACCTTTTAAACTTAGAGCCTACTAGAATTAGTAGGAATTTAAGAGGTAAGTATATGTTGTTTTACGGCTTACCAAAAGTCGGTAAAACAACTTTACTATCCAAATTTCCTAAATCTCTTATTCTTGAATTTGAGACAGGTACAAATGCTCTTAATAATGCTTATGTGCAACCTATTCAAAAGTGGACAGATGCAAAAGCAGTCTTAAGAGACCTTCGTAAAGATGACGTTAAAGAAAAATTTTACACGGTTTGTGTAGATACTGCAGATGTAGCTTGGTCGCTTTGTGAAAAATATATATGTCAGCAAAATCAAGTTCAAAACTTGGGAGACATTCCTTGGGGCAAAGGATATGCACTTTGTAAACAAGAATATGAAGATTTCTTCCGTGAAATAGCGATGCTAGGTTATGGTGTTATCTTTACTTCTCATAGTGCAGAAAAAAATATGAAGGACGAAAAGGGAAATGATTACATTTCTCTTGCGCCCGCCCTACCACAAAGACCATATGATATAGTTAATAAAATGGTGGATATTATTGGTTATATCCGTAGCATTAAAAACTATGATACAGGTGAGCAGAAAACTTTCTTATTTTTACGTGGAGACGATAGATTTGTAGCTGGTTCAAGATTTAAATATATTGAACCTCGTATTGAATTTAGTTATGAAGCACTTTCAAATGCGATTTATAATGCAGTTGACCAACAAGTCCAAGCAGATGGAACTGGTGCAGCGAGTGAAGAATATAATTCATTTTATAATACTTCAGAAGGACGTACTTTTGAACAGATTAAAGATGAAGCAATTCAACTTTGGGACGATTTAGTTGTAAAACCTCAAAGTGAAGAAATGGCGCAGAAAATTTCTTTCATTATAGAAAAGATTTTCGGTAAGAAAATGAAGCTTAGTGAGATAACTGAATCTCAAAAAGATTTGTTTGAGTTAGTTGTTTCTGAAATGAGGGAATTACAGAAATAAAAAGAAAATAAGGAGAGAATGTAATATTCTCTCCTTGTTCTTCTATAGGAGTGATTAAATGTATCTTGTAGATACAAATGTATTATTAGAATATCCATCAGTTTTAAGAACTTATCAAGGTGAAATTAAAGTTACTTTATCAGTTGTAAAAGAATTAGATGAATTAAAGCGTAGTTTAAATGCGGAGACAGCATACAATGCGCGCCGAGCCATACACAAATTAAAGAGAGACGAAACAGTTAATTACTGTCCGGAGGTAATTAAAAAAATAGTTGACGATGATTTGTTGGCGATAGCACAGAAAGAAGGAGATATTTTAATAACTAATGATTTAAATATTCACATTAAAGGAAAGGCATTAGGAGTAGAGTGTATTTTTTATGATAAAGTCGAAACTAATTATACTGGTGTGAGATATTTAGAAGTTGAATGTGATGAGAATATTTATAATGAAGAATTAGATACTATCTTACAGGGAAGAGAACCTCTTGAAGGAATGAAGGAAAATGAGTTTTTAATTATTACTGATAAAAACAGTGGAGATTTTATGTCTACTATGAAAGTTAAAAATGGAAAACTTGAATTAATAAAAGAAACTCAGATAAAAAATAGATTTATAAATGCTATCTTTCCTCGTAATCAAGAGCAATCGTGTCTGTTTGATTTATTATGGGATAAAGATATTAGTATTATCCTTGCTACTGGAGAATTTGGGACAGGTAAAAGTTTTATTTTAACTAATTTTGCATTTCATCAGTTAGACAAAGGATATATTAATAAAATAGTATATGTTCCCAATAATTCTATTGTTGATAATTCAAGAGAATTAGGTATTTTACCAGGTGATACAGTAGATAAAGAATTGATATATATGGGTCCTCTTCTTGATCTTATTGGACCAGAATATTCTAGAACATATATTAATCAAGGCAAGGTAGAAGTCGTACCTCTTTCAGTTATGCGCGGACGCAGTTTCGAGAACTCAATCGTCATTGTCAATGAGGCTCAAAATTTAACTACCGAGCATGTGAAATTGCTTGTTGCTAGGTGCGGCGAGGGCACACGAATTTTCTTTGATGGAGATATAAAACAAACAGACAATCTTATTTTTAAAAATAAGAATGGACTAAAACTCCTTCTTCATCTCGCAGATAGCGAAGAATTCGCACCCATTTTTGGTACTGTGCGTCTTAACTCTATTGAGAGAAGTAAAACCGCACAGGCGAGTGCATACTTAGATAATCTCTTAATTTGACAAAAATTCAAAAATGTGATATAATATAAGTATAAACTAAAAAGAAGGTGAAAAAATGGGTAGACCTTGTACTTGTCCTATCTGTCATAAGGTAATTCCGAATTCAGAAGAGTCCGTTCCTTATAAAAATAAACATTATCATCCAGAGTGTTATCAAGAACAAAAAGTAAAAGATGATTTGTATGAGTATATTTGTAGATTATTTACTTTTAAGGCGCCAGGCCCAAGAATATATTCTCAAATATCAAAGTACATTAATCAAGGTTATACTTATAAAGGAATTTATCAAGCATTAGCATATTTTTATGAGATAAAGCATGGAGACATAAAAAAAGCAAATGAAGGTATAGGTATAGTGCCTTATGTTTATAATGAGGCACAACATTATTATGCCGAAAAACAAAATCAACAAGTGGAATTAGCAAAGAAAATTGGAGAATCAGTAGCAACAACAAATGTAACAAAAATCATAAAACAAAAACCAAAAGAAAAAAAGAAATTGAGTTATGATATAGAAGACTTTTAATAAAAAGGAGTGATTAAGTGGAAAACAGAAATGTTGTTATGCAACTTTTTGGTTGTTTAATGAAGAATCCACTTCTTTTAGGTGAAGTCAACTCTTATAATTTAACTCCAGACGATTTTGAAAAGCGATTAGACAAACAGATTTTTGCAGGTATATATAATCTATTCCTTGGCGGCGCGGAACGAATAACTGTCGCAGATATAGATAATTATTTTAAAGGTCATAAGGCAATTTATGATAGTTTTGTAAAAGCAAATGGAATAGAATATTTGCAAGATGCGGAAGAATTAAGCGTAAGTGAGAATTTTCCTTATTATTATTCGACTTTAAAGAAATATAATGCAGTAAAAGATTTGAAGAAAGCTGGTTTTGATACTTCAAGTTTTTATCCTGAAAATGTATTAGACGAGAATTATGAGAAGAAGATGGGCAGATTTGATGCAATGACTGTCCAAAATATCTTTGATGAAGTTCGACAAAAGTTGATAGAAGTAGAGGGAAAATACGGTGCGGGAACTAACACGAAAACTTCAACTGCAGTTGAAGGCTTAGGAGAATTGTTGGAGTCATTAAAGAGTACTCCCGATATCGGCGCCGCACTTCAAGGTTCTCATTTTAATACAGTAGTTAGAGGCGCGAGAAAAGGTGCGTTTTATCTGCAATCCTCTGGCACTGGTGTAGGTAAGACAAGAGGTATGGTAGGAGATGCGTGTTATTTAGCATATCCTGTAATATATGATTGGTCGGTATCAGAATGGATAAGTAGTGGTTCTACAGAAAAAGTTTTATATGTAGGAACAGAACAGACAATTAGTGAAATCCAAACTCTTATTCTTTCGTACTTATCTGGTATTAATGAAGAAAAAATAATTAGCAATAGGCTAACTAACATAGAACAACAAGTATTAGAACAAGCAATAGATGTAATGACGCGATTTGAAGATAACTTTACGATTGTGCAATTGCCAGATCCTACAATCCAATTAGTAAAAGGTATAATTAGAAAAGAAGTTCTATTAAAAGATATAGAATATGTATTTTATGATTATATCTTTTCTAGTCCAGGATTATTAGGTGAATTTAGAGATTTAAGAATAAGAGAAGATGTTGTACTTGGAATGTTATCGACAGCATTGAAGGATATTTGTGTAGAGTTGCAAGTATTTTTAAAGAGTGCAACGCAAGTAAACGGCGACCTAATGGATATAAAAGGTATCCGTGACCAAAGATGTATTAGAGGTTCAAAGGCAATAGCAGATAAAATAGATTGCGGCGTTGTTACAGCGAGAGTGACAAAAGAAGAGTTGATCACTTTAGGTAGATTAGGACAAGATAGTGGACTTATTCCTACTCAGGTAACAGATGTATATAAATTAAGACGTGGAAGATATAATAATGTAAGAATATGGAGTTCATTTGACTTGGGTACTTGTAGAAAGAAAGATTTATTTATAACTGATGAGGATTTTAAGCCAATTGAAGGATTTGTTCCTGTTGAATTGAATTTTACAAGTATGGAAATTGGTGAAATTGATGAAATTGTGAGAATGTTAAATGAAGGAATAATGATTTCTTCTATAGGTGAGGCCGCAATAAATATAGAGGATTTACAAGTTGATAATCCAAAGAAATGGGAATTTTAAATGATAGATTTACAAGAATTATTAAATAGTTTTACAGAAGAAGATATTATTGAAATAATGCAAGAATTGGGTGCAGACAGATATGTGGTGCGCCCCGAAGCAATTATATTCCCAACTATTTGTCATAATGAGGATGCGGCAGAAGCAAGTTTGAAATTATATTATTATAAAGATTCAAAACTTTTTCACTGTTACACAGATTGTTCAAGTAGTTTTAATCTTATTAATCTTATACAAAAAGTTTGGGAATTAAGAGGATTAAATTTTGTTCAAACTCATAAAGAAAAGAAAAAAGATAATGATTTTTGTTTCTTTGATATTGTAAAGTTTCTTTTAGAAAAAGGTAAAGGAGATTTTTCAAATAAAAAGAATAATGAAGTTTATAGAAGTGATAGAGATAGGTTAAAAAGAAAAGAAAGACTTATCACCCTTCCTACATATCCTGAAAGTGTGTTGGATATTTTTGAAAAAAGTTATCCTACTGAATGGATAGAAGAAGGAATTAGTGCGGCGGCACTATCTGAGTATCATATCCTTTATTCTGTTAGAAGAAACAAAATCATTATACCCCATTATGATGTAAACTCAAATCTTGTAGGTATTCGCGGGCGCGCATTAAACAAAGATGAAGTAGAAGAATTTGGTAAATATATGCCCGTAGAGATAGAAAAGAAATGGTATGCCCATCCACTTGGACAAAATTTATATGGACTAAATTTAGTTCAAGATAATATCAAAAAATTAAAAAAAGTAGTCATTTTTGAAGGCGAAAAAAGTTGCCTAAAATATTTTGACTACTTTGGAAAAGACAACAATATTGCAGTTGCTTGTTGCGGCTCAAGTATAAATAAGGCACAAATTGACTTATTGATGAAGACTTGCGCGCCATTGGAAATAGTAATTGCTTTTGATAAAGAATTTGAAAATGGAGATTATAAAGGAGAAGATAAGTATTTCCAAAAACTTTACTCCATAGGTCAAAAATATAATAAATATGCAAATTTCTCAATAATCTTTGACCATAAAGGATTATTAGGACTAAAAGACAGCCCTGTAGATAGAGGAATTGAGGTTTATAAACAATTGTTTAAGGAAAGAGTGATAGTTAAATGAAGTTTACAGTACCACAAATTAAATATACAAGCAAGTTTTTGGAGAATTTATTGGTAGAAAGAGGAGTTTTTGATTTAGAGAATTTCTTAATGCCAACAAAATCTGCTTTACTTCCATATGGGGATTTGGATAATATTGCGCCCGCAATCCAACTTATTAAACGCCATCTTAATGATGATGTATTGATTGTAGTCGACTGTGATGGAGATGGTTTCACTTCTGCGGCGGTAATGTGGCAGTATTTAAGAGATCTTAACCCAGAAATTAATATGGAATATATTCTCCACACTGGAAAGCAACATGGACTTGAAGATACTTGGACACAGATTATTGAGAAAGAAAATGTAAAATTAGTTATACTGCCCGATTCGAGTTCTAATGACGAAGTATATCATCAAATACTTGCAGAAAATGGAAAAGATATTCTTGTTCTTGACCACCACGAAGCACTTTTATATTCTCAGTATGCGTGCGTAGTAAATAATCAGTTAAGTGAGAATTATAAGAATAAAGCCCTTTCTGGTGTAGGTGTTGTATATAAATTTTGTCAGGCACTTGATGAAGAATATAATGTGAAATATGCGGACAAGTATCTTGACCTTGTTGCAGTTGGTGAAATCAGTGATATGATGCTGGTTACAACTCTTGAAAATAGATATATTTTTACACAAGGTTTGAAGAATGTTGTCAACACAGGTATTAAAGAACTTATCAAAAAACAAGAGTACTCAATTGGCGACATCTCTCATTTAACTCCAACTCATATTGCTTTCTATATTTCCCCTCTTATTAATGCAATTATTAGAGTAGGAAAACAAGAAGAAAAAGAAATCCTCTTCCAAGCACTCATAAATGGAGATAAGAGAGTTCCTTCTACCAAAAGAGGCGCGCAGGCCGGCACATATGAAAGTATTGCAGAACAAAATGCAAGAAATTGTGTTAATGCACGCTCTCGTCAGAATAGAGCAAAAGAGAAAGCACTTGACCTTCTTCAAATGACAATTTGTAAAGAAGGACTTGATGAGAATAAAGTTATTTTAGTTGAAGTCGAAGATAATGCAATTGAAAGTACACTTACAGGTCTGTGTGCTATGCAATTGGTTTCAATATATAAGAAACCCGTTTTAGTTATGAAAGAGAATAGCGACGGATATTTAAGTGGTTCAGGTCGTGGCGCAGATAGATGCGCGCTGACCGACTTCAAACAGTTTCTTAATGATAGTGGATATTTTGATTTTGCAGAAGGACATGCGCAGGCTTTCGGCGCAAGTATTCATAAAAATAAAGTAGAAGACTTTATTAAGTACGCGAATGAAGAATTAAAAGATGTCGATTTTAATGAGGGTGTTTATAACTGTGATTTTTACTTTAAAGCAAACGATGGATTACTAACTGATGCAATTTTCTCTATTGGTTCACATCCTGAAATTTGGGGTAAAGGCAATGAAGAACCTTTATTTGTAGTTGATGAAGTAAAGTTGAGTTATAATGATATCAATGTATGTGGAAAGAATTCTGATACAGTTCGTTTTAATATAGGTGGAGTTACTTTCATTAAGTTTAATGCTAAAGATTTCATTGAAGAATTAAAAGGTCATAATGAATTTACTTTACAGATAGTAGGCCGCGCGCAGCTGAATGAGTGGGCGGGTAATGTAACTCCGCAAATTATGATAATGGATTATAACTTTAGAAACTCATTATTTGATTTTTAAGGAGTAAAAAGATGATTTTTGAAAAGACAATTTATATAATACACGAAGATACAGATTTTACCTATTTTCCTTTTGGAAGATTTGATATAGGCGGATTTTATGTAGAAGAAAAAGATTTTAATGACCTAAAAGATTTTATGGTATTTTGTTCAGACTGTTGTGAAAATTTTATTAATGAAAATATATTTTTTGATATAAAAATTGCTAATAAAGTAGCACTAGAACGAACAATAAATAAATTTCAAAATGTCTTAATGAAAGGAGAAGATTAGGAATGGAAGAAAACATTGTATATAATTGTGATTGCATGGACGTAATGGCAAAAATGCCTGCAAAATCTATTCCTTTTATTCTTACCGACATTCCTTATGATGAAGTTCAAAGGGAAACGAATGGTCTTTCTCAAATGAAGAGTTTAGATACTCTTGGTGCCGCGGATAAGGCGACTTTTAATACTCTTAAATTCTGTGAAGAAGTTTATAGAATTTGTGGTAATAGTCTTGTTATATTCTGCGGACGCGAACAGTTCAGCGAAATATTTAAATTCTTTGCAAATAAGCCAGGTACTACTCGACCAATAGTATGGGAGAAAACTAACCCAGTACCTTCAAATGGACAGTATGTGTACTTAAGTGGAGTAGAATTTGCAGTATGGTTTAAGAGAAAAGGTGCAAAAACTTTTAATGCGAGATGTAAGAATACTGTATTTAAGTACCCTATTCCTGGTGGTAAGAAAAGAATTCATCCAACTCAAAAACATTGGGACTTATTTAAAGAACTTATTCTTGATAATACAAATGAAGGAGATATAGTTTTCGATCCTTGTGCGGGCGGACTAACAACTATACTAGCAGCAGTAGAAACTAATCGTAAATTTATTTGTTGTGAAAAAGATTATGAGACTTTTAAAAAGTCTATTGATTGGTATAAAGCAAATACAGATATAGAAATTATTACAGGAATGGAGGAAGTATAATGGGAGAATATAGTAAAAAGGGTTCATATGCGGGATATGATAAAGACCATTTAGATCGCGCTGACTTAGATTATTATGCAACTCCACCTGAAGAAGTTGAGAATATATTAGAAAAAGAAGGATTGCGTTGGTTTACTGTTGAAGGAATAAACACTTCTTGCACTATATGGGAACCTTGTTGCGGTGGTGGACACATGGCAAAAGGTATTATAGATTATCTTAATAAAAATCATATTTCTACTACTCATTTCTTTATGAGCGATTTAGTTGATAGGGGTGCGCAAGACTATATCGAATCTTTATATGAAAATTCGCAAATTCAGTATGATTATGGGATAGATTTACTTGATCCAGAAGAAGATTTTCCTATCACGGATTTTATTATAATGAATCCACCTTTCAAAGATATAGATAAATTTGTTAATGCAGTTTTTTCTTGCTTCAGTCATAAACTCATTATGCTTGCACGCCTTAAATTCATAGAAAGTAAAAAGAGATATGAGGAAATATTCTCTAAAAATCCGCCAACTCGTATTTATCAGTATATAGACCGCATTGCTTGTTATAAAGATGGCGACTTTACTATTAAGCCAAATTCAATAGAAGCATATGCTTGGTTTGTATGGGATAAGGATGATCCAAGTAAAGATACAACTTTGAAGTGGATTTGGAGTAAGAAACATAAATAAAAAGAAAAAGTCAAGAAAATAATTCTTGACTTTTTTTCTTTTTTGTGGTATAATATAATTATAGAATGAAGATTTGAAAATCAATGATGTCATTAAAATGATGTATTTCAAACTGATAAATCTCACATTAAGTTGAGGTGAGAAAAATGACAAGTGGAATTTATAAAATAACTAACTTAATAAATGGTCATTGTTATATTGGGAAAGCGAGGAATATGGCGAGCCGATGGTCTGCACATAGAAATGGTTTAAGTGATATAA